TTGGCCTGCAGGAGATGTCAACGCCGCCGCGCTCTCGTGGCCGCAGCGTTAGCCATATCCCGCCAAGTGACTTAGGCATTACGATGCGCTCAATCGCCCAGCCACCAGTAGCGCCAAACTCCTGCTTATAGGTGCCGGTCTGCAAGTGCCAGCGCTGCTCAATCCATGCCTTGCCGTTTTCTGCGATGCGGTAGCACGGGTGTGCCACAATGCTGCGCTCGTGGTTGTGGCCGTTAAGCATGATGTCTGCATCAGGCGCGATCTGCGCGTACCGGCCGCCGCCCATGGTACCTTTGGTGACGATGCCGCCCCATGCGCCGTGGTGAAAGAACAACGTGCAGCGGCGTGTACGACCAGCTGACTGCCGGAACGCAAACCGCACAAAGCCTTGGTAACCCATGTGCTCGGTGACCGCGCCATCGTTGCGCATGAGTCGCACCACGTTCTCTAGCGGGTCGATCTCTTGATTGTTGAGCACGGCAGTCTCATGGTTGCCGTCGCCCATCATCAGGATCATGTCACCGTATGGCCGGAGCAGGTCGGCTGACTCGCGGAACACCAGATCAAAGTAGTTGCCGCCAAGGTGCTCTGGTCTGATGTCGCCTTTGCTGCCGCGCCTATCCTTTTTGCCTTGCATCAGGCAAAGCACATCACCAAACATCAAAGCATGGCCGCCAATCGCTTTGCACTCCTCAAGGTGCTGCAGCAGCAGCTTGCGGTTGCACTTTGGGTTGTCTAGGTGGATGTCCGACAGCAGCAGAAAGGTTGCTTCTTCCTTAGTGCTGTTGTACGGTATCCGTATCTCCAAAAGCTCTGGCGATACTCGCGTAGACGTGATCGCCATGCCGTTGGTAGCGGCTTACACAGGCAGTCTAATAAGGCCAAGCGAGGCGCGGCCTGCCTTGGCGGATGCCGGTGTGGATAAAGCCCTTGGGTGCGCCTAGTCCAGTGCTGTATGGCCAATGCTTGACGCACCAGTCCTGCAGCTTGTAGATGTCCACGCCGTTGATATACCAGTCAACTGCACCCACGCCAGGTGCATTAAATAGGTGCTCGCTGCCGCTGGCACCACCTACTTGCCGATTGATGGCTGCTGGTCTGTAACCCGACGTGATGATGAGCGGCTTGTTGCCAAATGCACCACGAGCGCGTTCTAGGAATGCTGCCAGCTCAGCTGCGGTATCTACTTGGTACTGGTGATCAAAGCGCCGTGACTCTTGGTCTAGCGCAAACTCACCGATTCGGATGTGCGGCGTGATTCGTGCGCTGAACGGACTGCTAGGCGTCAGCTTGGCTGCTCCCTGCTGCTGATCGCCAACCCACAACCTGCCTTCTGCCTGCCGGCGACGTAGCAAACCAGCCTCGACGTTGGTGCCGGGGTTGCGGTACAGCAGCAGCGCATCAGGGACGCCTGCCCAGTCCTTATCCTTCAGCCGTTTGCTGATCGTCTCGAATCCTTCGGATCCGTAGAACCCACTGCCTAGGTTGTAGGCAAAGCTAATCAGCGCACATTGCTGGTTGCCGCTCATGGCATTCCAAAACGGCACCGTGGCACGCAGCTTGGCGGCAATGCGGTCTATCTCAAGTTCAAGCAGGCTGCTGGCTTCAATAACTGTAATCTTGTCGCCGCGTTGCACCTTGCGGCCATCGCTGTAGCGAGTGGTGCCATAGCCAATGGTCCACGGGTCGCCGCCGCTAAGCGGATCAGGGTAAGCGCTTAGGTGGCAGCCCTCAAACTCTTTTATCAGCTTTATCGCTGGCCCATAATTATGCAGCTTGCCGCCGGCCTGCCATGTCTTGTACCAAAACTGGTCTTTATTGAACAGCTCCGGCGCTACCTTTAACAGCTCTGCTTCCAATTCAGAGATGGCCGCCATTTGGTGTGGCGTGCCGTGCTTGTAGTACCGGAACAGGTCGCTCAGCTTGACCATGGTGACTTGATCTCCATTGCACCGCCAAGCAGGCGGCTATCTCCGGTTTGCAGTGTGTCGTCTACTGGGTGATGCGTAATCACCGGCTCAGGGCCTACGGGCTGCGCTGCGTGCCAGTCCGCTTCGGCTTGGTCTAGTTTGGCCGGCAACTGGGCCTCGAATCGCTGTTTGCGAATAGCGAACGAGGTCAGCGCTTTTTTGCTTTCAGCAAGTTCAGCACGTGAAACACCAGCTGCACAATGCTGTTGCTTTTCAGCGGGCTAATGGCGATCAGCTCGCTAGCAGCAGCGACGATGATCCAGAAGGCGGGATGAGAAAGGAAGTCCACGGGGTTAGCGTGTAGGCCGTGCCTCAAGCATAGTCACGCGCTGCTCAACGCCATTAAGACGTGAAAAAGTTTCCTTGCGGTCTTCCTTGATGTCCGTATGCAGCACCTCTAGCTGTGTGGCAATATGCTCTACGGCAGCGGTCAGTCTAATTACAGCTTCGCGTGCTTCATCGTTGCGACGGCTAAAGCCCATCGCCCCCATCGCGGCAACGGAGATCGACGCTCCAGCAATAGCAGCGATGACCTCGATCATGTAATCAGTTTAGCGACCCTGGCCGCGCAAAGGTTTCTTGCCTCTGCGTCGGGGACGGCTACGTTGCCCATACCCTTGACGGGTAGTTTTGGGCGGACCGGGTTGGTGCTCGATCCGCGCGGCGCCGGCCTTTGCCTTTACTGCCACGGCGTTCCGCTGGCCTTGCTGGGATGGTGCTGCTCGTCAAGCTGCGCCTGTAGGGCGGCTTCGATCTCGGCTACCTTTTCGGCGCCGAAAGCATCCTTGACCCAGCCGATCACCATCTCCTCAGTCAGGTCAGCAAACGGGATCAGCTTGTCCGGGCGCTCAAAGCCCAGTGATCCGTATGCGCCGCTGCTGTAGGTGCCGTCCTCGGCGGTGACGGTGTAGTGGGCAGTCATCACAAACCCGTCAGCGGTCTCGCGCTCCAGGTTGGCGATGTGCCAGGTAAAGGTGGTGGCCATGAGTTGATGGGTGATGGTAGGAGTTTAGGACGGGTGTCCAGGCACCTCCTAATTAGGAGAAAATTAGGAGGTTGCTAGTGAAGGTGGCTACTGGGCGTCAAGGCAGAACAGTTTGCGGATCCGAGCCGCTTCCTGTTCGTAGACCTCCATGCCATCCAGTTGATCAATGCCAGCAAGATCACACATTTTTGCAAGATCCCACCGGAGGCTGTCATTGAAAAGGCGTTCGTAAAGGAACTCTCGGATTTCGGTTTTGTGTTCGCGCTGCATTAGTGGGAATGGCTACTGCTGGTACTTGTCAAATACTGCGGGAGGAGATCAACCCTCCCGGCCTAGCAAGCTAGGACTTAGAGCCGATGCGGCAACCAGACATTTCCAGTCCATGCACCGGCGACAGTTTGATTGTAACTAACTCAGACACAGAGGAGAGTAGGACTTCCGTGCCTCAGCAAGCCATCAGCACGCATGGCACGCAGTAGCTGCCGTCGTCATAAGTGCAAGTGACATGGTTTGAAGTCACCTTGGCGACGGTCTTGCCGCGAATGATGTCGTCGTCTTGTGGCTTGGCTGTGCCATCGCCAGCGGACATGAGCAGATCACCGCGCTGAACGGTGACGCCTTCTGCAATGCGGATGATGAAGTCACCAGTCATCGCGCAGTAGAAGTCGTCGGTATAGGTGTCGTCGTCATCGTCCCAGGCTTGGAAGACGCCGGCCACGTTGGGGTCGCCTTCCACGTCGGAGACCTTCATGCGGTTGAGCTGCTCATTGTCTTCCTCACCCCAAGCACACATCTCGTCGATATTGCTCAGTACCGTGCCGCGCAGGATCTCGGTGCGCTCGGTGCCGCCAGGCAGTTGCGACCAGCGGGAAAGGTGAGCGCCGTTGTAGCTGACAGTGGTGCCAGAAACAGAAATGGTGCCTTCTTCTGTGTTGTCTTGCCGAATGGAAACAATAGTTCCATCAGATGTGTTGCGATTGACAAATAATGCAGCAGCCGCACTGGTTGCGAAAATGCCGTAACCGCTGTCACCCATCTCAGCCCCTACTGTGGCGGGACTTCCTGATGTTGTCTTACCTACAAGAACCGCCCCCGCCTGCGTAATCCTCATCCGCTCCACCAAAGCAAAGGTGGCGTTGTCACTTACATTAAATTGTAAATAACCATCGGCATTTCCAGATGTACTATTAGCTTTACGGCCAGAAATAGATCCAAACGGGAAATAGTCAGAGGCTGTAGTCCAATGGCCACCCAAAGAAATGGTGCCGCCTACGTTTGCCGCTTGAGCGGTGTTGGTGTAAATAGCGAAATTGGACGTTGTGCTGGTGTTGGCGTTATTTGCCCCAACAAATGACGCTACGTTCCCTCCTGGGGCAGGCGAAGTAGACGTGCCAACTAACAGCCTGCCTGAGCTGTCGATGCGGGCGCGTTCGGTGCCTTCTGTCGTGACCTTGAAGTGGCCATCAACACCGGTATCGACAACTTCAGCCTCGGTATTGCCAACGCTAATTTTTGCGGCAGCAGCCGATGCCCAGCTCAAAGTGCCGCTGCCGTTGGTGGTAAGTGCCTGCCCGCTAGTGCCATCGGCGCTGGGCAGAGTCCAAGTGACATTGCTGGCAACTGTTCCAGGGGCTTGAAACGCTACCCAGTTGCTGCTGTCTGAATCAGCAAAACGCAGATCGCCTTGCGCGTTGATAGTGACATTGCCGCTGGCATCAACCGACAGGCGATCAGAGCCGCCGGTGGCGATCGAAACCTGATCAGCGCCGGGGCTGTAGATGCCGGTGTTGAGGTCGCCGGTGAACGTGATGCCCGGAGTGCTGGCGCTGCCCAATGCGGAGACAAGTGTGCCGCCACTTGCTAGCAAGCCGAGGTTGGTACTAGCCAGCGTGCCGACGGTGACCCAGGCGTTGTTGGCAGCGTTGCGGATCTTGAGCAGGCCAGTGGTCGTGTCTGCCCACCACTGGTAGGCATACATGGTTGCTGGCTCTGTCGCGCCGCTGTTGTTGCTGACGATGGCAGCAAGCTGGTTGTTGATATCTGAACGCACCGCCGCTCCGGTGCCATTCGAAACGACATAGTCTGCTTGGGGGCTCATAACAAGGCCACTTTGCTCCTACTCTAAACGCCCTTCCCAAATCCCACTGCAGTCCATAGGAAGTTCCTGCTCACTGCCGTGCCGGCGCTGTTTCTGAAGGTCACATCGAAGCCGGTGTTGCTGACGTTGGTGACGTTGAAGTAGTCGCCTGTCGCCAAATTTTGCGCAACGATGCCGACGCTTGGGAGGCTGCTGTTGAGGCCGCCCAAACCGGTAGTGCCTGTAAAGAACGCTTTGTCGAAGGCCACCGAGTAGGTGCCAGCGCCGCTGGTGACAGCACCGATCGACTGCTCTGTTCTGCGTTGGAAGGTGGCCTCGTAGCCGAGTTGGTCGATCAGGATATTTTGCGCTGGGTCGTCGCTGGTCAGCTCGGCCTTGAACTGGAAGCCTCGGCCAAGGAAGGTACCGTTGACGAACTCCTGCCAGCTAGACCATGTGGGCGTGCCAGCGGGATCGTCGGGTGTGCGGCGCAGGTACAGCTTGCTGTTCACCTTGTCCACGATGGCACCATCCCAATCGGACCAGCTATCAACCAGCCCGGTGCGGCTGTCCACCAGATCGTTCGGGAAGAAGCCAGCGGTCACGAAGAAGCGGCTCAGGTCTAGGGCGTAGGATGCGCCGAGGTCGAGCGTGTTGGCAAACTCGTAGGTGCCGAATTGCTGCACGGCACCGAGGTAATCCATGCTGCTGATCAGGTCGAAGTCAGGGATGGCATCCAGTAGCGCATCGCCGTCGATCACTAACGCATCAAACTCATCGCTGTAGAAGACATCAGTCTTGCTGCCTTGGTATGGCGGCGTGTCGGCATCCTCGCGGCGGCTTTGCACCAGCAGATTGCCGAGCGCATCGGGAAAGTCCACAATCACGCTGGTTTCAGCAGGACTCTGCCGGCCGCCGTCATCCTCGAACTTGACCAGGATCTCGCCTTCGACCAGCGGCACAATCGCTTCGGTGTTGTAGCCGGCGACCGCAGGGATCAGGTCAACGCTGTTGCTCCAGGTGCCGGAGCCATCGGTCAGGTTGGTGTGGCGGATGTGGATGCGGCCAGCAACGCGGACGTCCAGATCCACCGTTGCATCCCAACGCAGGCGGGCGCTGTTGGCGCTGATCGGTTCGATGGTCAGGTTCTGGACATTGCCCGGCGGTTCGGTCTTGCCGATCAGGTTGAAGTTTGCAGGCGCTGGGTTGCTGACGCCGCCGAGGCTGTTGATCGATTGCACCCGAACCTGCAACGTGCCAGCGTCCAAGCCCTCGATGCGGGTGCTGGGGCTGTTCGTGTCGATCTGCGACCAGTTGTTGTTGTTGAGCCGGTAGATCACCCGGTAAGACTGCACCAGTTGCAGCGGCGGCACCCAACTCAACTCGAATGCGGTGCGGACGTTCTGGCCGTCGGTGTAAAGGTGCTCGGTGCCGGTCAAGCCGGTGGGCGACTCAGGCAGTGCGGACAGGTTGGTGATATCCCGCGTCTGCAGCTTGATGTTCGATTCGATCGCCGCGTAGATGCTGCTGTTGTACGCCAGCGCTGTCACGCCGTAGATGCCATCTTCGGCTTCTGCCACGCTGACGACGCGGAACTGCTGCGCCTGCAGGCCGGTGTCTTGGATGATCCAGATGCTTTCTGGGTTGGGCGCCTCGCTGAAGGCATTGGTAACAGTGACCACGCCGGCAGCGAAGCCTGCAATAGCACGGGTCTCAGCTAGGCCGGTGGGCAGCAGGACGCTGATCGTGGGCGAGCTGCCGAGCGCGATACCGGTGGCGCTGTCGAGGGTGACGGTTGTGGTCGTTGCTGCCTTGATGCGACCGCCGCGCCTGCTGCCGGCTTTCATGGGATCGGCCACGTCGATCACCATGCCAGGCCGCAGCACGATGCCCGAGTCGATCGACACGGAGAAGGTGACGGTCTCGGTCAGGTTCTGCTCTGACAGCAGTGCCCACTTGCCGACGCGGTGCGCCTGCCCTTGCGAGTAGCAGCCGACTGCCTTGATGTCCTTGTTGATGATGCCGTACTTGGCAACAGCCGCCGCATCCTCGACGTACTCATAGGACACCTCGCCCAGATTGTCGTAGTCTTGGTACGCGACGGTTGCTGTGGTGTGCCGTGCCTTCTGGGATGAGCCGCTGTAGTTGAACAGCCCATCGACCACGTTGGCTGGGGTCAGCAGGTACTGCGGATCCGATGGCTTGTCCTGCAGCACCACCATCGCGCCAGCGCCGTAGTAGGCAATGCCACGGAACAGCGCAACGAACTCCTGGATGACGTTGTAAACCTCGTCCCTGCTGTTGATCAGCATGTTGCAACTGAACCGGGGCTCCAGGCCGCCGCGTCCGTTGCTGACCAGCTCGTTGCAGTATTGGCTGATCGCGTAGAAGTCGTACCGATCCAGGCTGCTGGCCGGGATGCTGGCGCCATAGCGGGTGTTCGTCAGCAGATCCCACAAGCACCAAGCCGGGTCCGATGTCCACGTTGCAGCACCAAAAGTGCCATTCCAGACGCCGGCGTAGGTGACCCGGCCGAGGTGAGTGGTGGTGTCAACCGTGGCATTGCTGGGCAGTTGCACCTTGATGCCACGCACCAAGTACTTCCGGGCTGGGATGCCTTTGAACTGCCGCGAGTCAAAGCGAAGGAACGCCAGTGCGCTGTTGGGATAGCGAAACTTCTCGTCGATGATCTCGGTGTAGCTGAACCAGAAAGTCCGGTTCTGCCGCCGGGCGCTGGTCTCGTCAGCGCTGATGCGCTCCAGCCTGATGTCAACCGGAAACGCGCCGCTCAGGCTGATGATGTAATCCCGCTGATAGGCGTTGGTGGTCTTGCCGCTGATCGTGTCCTCAAACACGGTCGTGTAGCCGCCGCCGTTGTACTGAACCCTGCAGCGAATGCTGACCTCGTGGCCGATGATGTCGCCATCGTCTTCGATGATCTGCAGCGCTGGCACCTGCACCGTGATGCGGGCGCGGTCTACATCTGAATCGGTGATCTGCCGGGTGACAGATGCAGCAGCCGTGATCTCGACGTTGACGGCCTGCTCTGACTCGATGCCGTTGGTGTTGGCGATGTAGCTCTGCGCCTGCGTGCCGGTGCGTGTGACGACGGTGTAGCCCGTGAAGTTGTCAATCCCGCTGCTGCTCTGGACTGGCGTCCCATCCAGGTAGATGCCCTGCACGCCACCTTCGATGCTGTCGATCTCGCCTTCGCTGATCAGGTCGAGAACGCTGGCAAATTGGACTGATTGCAGGCTGTCGTCAGCCTCTGATGGGACGTGGGTTGTGCCGCCACCGCCGCCACCCTTGCCGCCGCCACCGCCGCCACCGCCACCGCCAGCACCTTGAACCAACAGCAGGTCTTCGATCATTTCAGTTGCGCCACGTCAAGGCCGCTGGACAGAACAGCCGAACCAACAAAGGCGCGGCCGTAAACAATCGGCACCGGCAGCCCTTGCTTGCTGGTGTTGACGATGCCGCTAAAGCTGAACGACTCCAGACGGGCTGCTTCCTTGCCACGCTGCAGCGCTGAGACATCCGGTTGCGGGGACAGCATTTGCGCGACGCCGCCGAGAATTAGGCTGGCACCGATGCCGCCAAGTGCAACCGAGACCGCACTTGCTGTTGCCCCTGAGATAAACCCAGCACCAAGACCAAGAAAACCAGCGCCGGCCGGACCAGCGATGATCGCGAGCGCAACCAGGCCAATGCCAGCCATCACCTGCCCGAATCCCTGCCCAGCACCAGCCACCACCGGCGCAATGCTGAACACATCCCGCTCAGACCAGGGCAGCACGGCCACGCTGGCATCCTCAGATGTGATGTGCTCGCGACCGACCGTGACGCGAAAACCCATCCCAGTCCGCTCAGAGTCGATCAGCCACTTGTCCAAGCCGGGGAAGTTGACACACAACGCCTTGATTGCTTGCGCTGGTGTGTCTACTTCAAACTCGAAACGGCAGCGGCCACCTAGGAACTTGCGTAGTGCGCCGTAGACCTTAACGACTTTCATGCCGCAAGACCAGGGCAGTGCTCTTCACATAGTAACCGCCGAACACGTCGCGGCTACTCAATCGCCCCTGCACATGATGCAAAATCTGCTGATCGCCAAGGTAAATGGCGCCGTGATTAGGCAGGTCAGCGCCAAGCTGCATCAAGATCGCGTCGCCGTACTGCAACTCATCAAACGGCACGCGCCGGAAGCCTTGGGACTTGTACCCATCAACGTACAGGTTCTCACCACGCTCCCAGAAGCCATCACGCCTCGGGAAGTCAGCCAACTCCAAACCCCATTCACGCTGATACCAATCACGGCACAGGCTGTAGCAATCCACCACGCCAAAAACAAACTCACGCCCGACATATGGCAGCTCAAAGTCAGACGGCTCGCACTGGCCCCATTCCTCAGTCTTGGGGTTGACGATCACCCACGGCAGGCCGCTGTTGTTGCAGCCGATCTGATCTGCTGCTGATGGAACTGGCTGCGTCACCGGGTGGCTATGCACCACGGCCACGATCTCGCCGGCATCCTCGGCTGCTGCATAATCCGCCGGATCAAGGATAAAATGCTCGTCTGGTGTGGCGGCGATGTTGCGACACGGGTAGTACCGGCGCCGGCCTTTGACCACATGGATCAGGCCGCAGCATTCGCGTGGATCCTCGGCCTGCGCGTGCGCCAGGATGTCAGCCTTGAGGGTGTCGGTCAGCTTCATCACTGGGTCAATCCCGCCCCAGGGAAACTTCCGAACGGCAGCTCAGCCGTCGCCCCAAACCGCAGTTTGCAGCTCTCCACCCGCTTGCCGCAGACGTCAGCCGCCAGGGTGCCAACAGGCTGATCGTTTACGTTCCAGTAGCTGCTGCCGGTGTATCCGCACTCCGCGCCGCGATACTTCCACTGGCACACGTTGGCGATGATCTGCCGCTGGGGCAGCATGACACCGGCCAGGTCAAACTTACTAGCCAGCTCGAACTCAACCAGATCGCGGTTCTCGTTGGACTTGCGATCGACGTACCAGATTTCCGTCGGGAAGCGGGCATTAGGGTCTGCCGCTGATTCCCCGTCGAGGAACTTCTTCAGCGTGCGGATCCGTCGCACTGTCGCGCCGCCCAGATCGTTGCCGGGTGTGGTCGCGTTGACCAGCAGCAGCAGCGTCGTCATGTCGCTGAACAGGTTGCTGATCCGCAGCGTCGGGCGCGGCAGGCTGCCAGAGCTGGTGTAGTCAAAGCCCGTCGCCTCGACCGGAAGCCTGACATAGGTGTTGCTGGCAAACACGATATTGCCGGTGACGGCCGCGTTCACGCCGTTGTGCCAGTAGTAGGTCGTACTGGCGCCATGCAGCGTGGTGTCAAGCTGCAGCTCGAACAGCTCGATGATCGCGTTCGGACCCAGGACCGCCAGCTCTTCGTAAACGCTGCTGATCGCCGCCCATGTGACGCCGCCGTCAACGATCGTGCTGCCGATGTCGGTCGGCCACGCTGGTTGCGTGCTAGCGCTGGTGCCGGCGACAGTGCAGCGGAACACAAGCCCGCTGGCCTGCGTAGTGGTGGCGCGGACAATTGCACCAACCGCGTAGCTCGTACTGGCTTGCCAGGCTGCGTAGGCCATCAGGGCTCGAACACTTGGCGGAAGGTGGCGTTAATTATCGCTCTGCCGGTGTAGGGGATGGACTTGCTCCAGCTATCACAGATCCACTTGTAAGCGGTTGCCTCGTCCAATGGGGTCCAGTCAAATGCAGCCGCGTCAGCAGCGCGAGCATCAAGGAAGGCTTCAATCGTGTCCGCATTGGCTTCGGTGATGTTGTTCCACGTCAGGGACCACTCCTTGGGGTTTTGGTTCAGCCCGTAGGTCAAACGCTGCTCGTAGCCGTCGCCAAACTGCACCACACGCCGCTTAGGCGCGCTGCGCTTTTCAGCGCCATAGGTGGGGGTGATCGCGGGGAAGGTAGCCATTAGCGGGTATTGGCGAGCAGGCCGCCGGGACGTTGCATCTTGACGATCTCGGCCTGCACTGCAGCACCGACGATCCTACCGAGCTGATTGGCATTCGGCTCGTTGCCTTCCACGCTGGTGCCGCCTGCATCCACGTTGACCACCACGCTAACGGCACCGCCAAAGCTGCCGGTTCGTGCAATGCCACCGCTACGCCCTGGCATGAACAGCTCAGGACCGCGCTCGCCCACAAGGTAGGGCTGCCCTGCCATGACGCTGCCACCCTTGGCGCGTGTTAGCAGCGATGGCATTCCGAATGCAGCAGGATTAAATGAAACACCAGGAGCGAATCCACCGCCACCACCTCCAGTCACACCGCCAAACAAACCGCTAAGGGCGTTGATCGCCTTTTGGATGACGAACACCCGCAGCAGTTGATTGGCAATGTCGATCAGCACGCCAGATGCAATGCGCCGCAGGCTGGTGCCAAAGTCCTCACTGCCTTGGATTAAAGCGTTGAAAGAAGATGTCAGCCCTTCGCCAATAGTGCCAGCAAGGCCATCTGCTACTGCTTTTTGTTGCTTCTGCTGCTCTGTTAGCTGAACAGTGAAATCAAGCGCTTTGCCGTAGCCTGCCGCCATGTCGGCAATTCGCTCAACGATCGTCGGCAGTGTGACTTTTGCCTCTGCCTCGTTGATCTCTTTCATCGTTGTGGCATATTCCACAACAGCCGCCATGATCTGAGCCTTGCGCTCATTAGGTCCAATCTCTTGCTTTGAAATCTCAAGCAACGCGAGCTGCTTAGTGTAGTAAGCGTCTTGTTGTTTATTTTGTGTTTGCTGCGCAATGCCAAGCCGCAATCGCAGCTCCAGCTCTTGCGCGGTGATGTCTTTGATTTCTTTATCTTGCTTAGCGCGAGTAGCTTTTGAGCCGCCGCCGCCGCCGCCAGTTGCAGCGGCTAAGGGTGGAGCAGTGAAAAGTTTATTGGTTTGTTGTGCGCCTGTTTGCAGTCTTTTTTGAGCCGCAATGTTGTCATTGATTTTTTGCAAGATCACCCCTTGCAACTGCACAGCCCTGTTTGCGTTGGGATCATTAGGACCAACGCTTTGCAGCAATCTTTGGTATTGCTGCAGCGCTTGCAAGTTTTGCTGGATACCTGTTTTATTGCGTTGAGATCCAACCTGACTGACGCCTTTGGCGATATTATCGACTGCTTGCGATGTGGCACCGATATTCAAAAATTGACGGGCGCCAGCGACGTTGCGTGTAAAACCACCGCCTCTGCCTGCCGCCAAAGCAGCATTGATAGCATCAACGACCGCAATTGCTTGATTGAAAATTGCCTTAAGAGCTGGCGTCAGCACTTGGCCGATCCGCCTAGCTATTGCATCAACGCCATCCTGCAGCGTTGACAATTTGCCACTCAGAGTATCGCTCTGCGCAATGGCACCATTGGCGTACTTGCCGCCAGCGCTGGTGAGCCGCTGCAGTGCTACCTCAACAGCTTTAGCGCTGATCTGACCTTTGCTGAGTGCCTTTTGGAACTCCTCGCCGGTCATCCCATACATTTTGCGCAGCTCTTCCTGCAGCGCGATGCCACGCTCTTGGAACTGCAACAGCTCCTCGCCTTGCAGCCGACCCTTAGCCTGCACCTGACCGTAAGCCGTCACCAAGCCTTGCAGCTCTGCGCCAGTGGCGCCAGATGCGTCAGCCAGTCGGCGGGTCGTTTCTACAACATCACCAGCAGCAACACCGAATGCCTGCAGGCGCTTGGCTGCATCAATTAGCTCAGTGCTGGTGAATGGCGTTACCGCGCCAAGCTGCTGCAGTTCTTGGATGATCTGCTTTGCCTGTTGTACGCTGCCGGTCAGTACCTGCAGACTGCGGGTCTGGCTTTCAATCTCTGCCGTCTTGGCAAAGATAAACTTTGCGGTTTGGATAGCAGCAAATGATCCGGCTAGCTTGCCGATCGTGCTTTGCAGCTTGCCAATAGCCGACTCGGTTTGAGCCGATGCACGGTTGACATCACGCAGCGCATTAACCGCCTGCCGCGAGTCAACCCTTAGCTCAACGTTGGAGACTGCCATGGCACCAGTTTACCGGCGACGGGCTTTGTCCATCGCCTCTTTCTCGCGTTCGCCTTTGATCTCGTAGAACGCTGCAAAATGGATGAACTCGGCATCGGTCAGCTCAGTCCGTAACCGGCTGACCGTCATGCCAAGCTCAGTGGCCAGGAAGAACTCAAAAAAGAGCAGGCTGTCCTGGCCTAGCCTTTTTTTGCTTCCTCAAGCCCGGCATCATCGCCAAGACCGAACAGGAACAGCTCCAGCTCGTTCAGCACGCGCTCGGGCAGCTCGCGTTGCAGCTTGACTGCATCAGCCGGTGCGAACGCCTTGCTGCCGTCCTCCAGCTCAGCAATCTGGCACAGCATGTAGGTGCTGATCTCCAGTGCCTCATCAGACCCGGACAGCGTGGTGGCACGCTTGCGGTCTGCGCGGGTAATCGGCTTAAAATAAAGATCCAGCACCGTATCGCCAGCATCGTTCTTGATGCTGAACTTACGGCGCTGGTTGAGATCAAATGCACCGGCAAGCAAATCAACCGGGCGTTGTGCGGCGGGCATCAGATGCTGAGGGTAAGGGTTCCGCTGGAGACGAAGTTGATCGTAACGATCTCAAGCTCGCCAACCGTAGCGGAGTATTCGGAACTTGTCACCACGATGGTGCCGGTGATCTTTTTGCCGCCAGTCTCGTCCAGATACAGCTCAACGGCTGCATCGGCCTCGTCGGTGGCTTGGTTGACATCCTTGATCAGGTCCAGCTTGTCGCCAGAACCAGGGGCGTCGTACATCACCTCAATAGTGCCTGAGCCGCTGATCAGGCCGCCCACATTGGCGCGGTAAGTGGCGCCTTGGGAGGTCACGTCCAGTGACTCCTTCTCAACGGTCATGCTCCAGGACCGCACTGCAGCGATCTCGGACAGGCCGCCTGCACCAGCTTTATCAAAGAAGACAGTGCCCTGTTGCCCGCGATAAAAAGCCATGATCAGATGTCCAGGGTAATGGCGCCGTTGGTGACGAAGTTCAGGGTAATGACTTCGATTTCACCCACGGTAGCCGAGTATTCAGCTGAGGTGATCACACCGTCAAAGCTGATCTTTTTGGTGCCGGTGGTGTCCAGGAACAGCTCAAACAACGCAATCCCTTCATCGGTTGCGGTGTTGACGTGCTCGATAAACACGTTGGTCTCGTCAGCACTGCTGGCGGTGTACAGCACTTCAACAGTGCCGCTACCACTAATCAGTCCGCCGACGTTTGCCCGATAGGTAGCGCCCAGTGCGGTGGTGTCGAGTGATTCCTTCTCGACTGTGAGCGACCACGACCGGGTGCTGGTAATGGTGACGCCGGTAGCGCCAGCATCGTCAAACTTGACGCTGCCTTGCTGCCCTCGGTAAAAAGCCATAGCTAGAGATCCTCGAAGGTTTCAAAGGTCAGTTTGACCTGTGTTTGGAAGAAACCCTCCGGTGCTGGCGCAGCCACTACCTCGGGTCCGATCGGCGGGTCAAAATGAACACCGCTGACTATGACCCTATTGTAAAGGTCTCTGACTCTCTTGCCGATTGTTAGGTTGGCGCCCGAACCAACGCCTTTAGGCGTGAAGATATTGATTGCGACGACGCCAATAATGCTGTTACTGCTGCCGGTAGTGCCGCCAAGGGTTAGGTACTCATTAGCGCCAAAGCTGACAAGGCACTGCACCCATGAGCTATTTGGCGTCGGCACATAGGGTTGGTTGTGGAACACTACAGGGATGACGGGCGCTGCCGCCAACTCAGTGGCAAGCCGTGCCTCAATGGTGGCGCGGATGGTGTTGAGGTTCGCAGCAGCCATCAGCCTTGCCTCCTGATGCGCTCCCAGTTGGTATCAACAAAGTTCTGCATCTCACGAGCTGTGCGGTCTACCCATCCTGCCGGTGCCTTCCTGCTGCTGCCTTGCGCCAGCGGCTCGGCATACGGCAGGTTGTTGTGGACGCTGTAGTAGTTACCTAGCTTCTCCTGACCCGCTTGATAGTTGCTGCCCTTGGGCGGCGTGATGCCAGCGCCGTAGCTGCCCTCAGGTGCAGGCGTGCCATCGGCTGCATTCTGGCCAATCTGCCAGCTAACGCGGAACCGTCCAGTATCGACCGGGCTTTGTTGCTTAAGCCTTGCATCAGTCTCCAGCACCGTCACACGCAGCAGCTTCTCAAGCTGGTCGCCCATGTAGTTGCCAATATCGCGGATGGGCAGGTTGCTCATGCTCTTAGGATCATCTCGTAGGTAATCGCGGTGTTGTCCTGCTCGATCGTCTGGATGCGGATAATCTGATGCACCACGCTGTTGATTAGCACCTTGTCAACTGTGGTAGGCGCCGTGGTTAGGTCTGCCGCTGCAATGATCAGCCGCTTATCGCCAGCCTGCACCAGTTCGTTCACCTCGCGGATATTGACATCCTCCAGCACGCCCCGAACGGTCGTGTCTGTATTGGTCTCGGCAATGGTGCCCGTTGCGGGGTCGTAGCTGCCAGTTGCGACGCGACGGATGGTTGCAACACCGCCAAAGCGTGCCATCAGCTTGCTGGCAACCTTCCGTAGCGGGCTAGCTAATGCCATTAGGCAACCTGCACTGCTGTAAGGATAATGCCAGGAATGGAAGGATGAGCTGGTCCCGATGGCGAGGATGGAAGCGATTGGATGCTAGCGGCTACGTCTGTGGTAGACCAGATCAATTCCAAGTAATCATTAGCGGCAAGTTTTAGAACATAGTTCACGCAACCAATAACGTGGCCGTCAACGTTGCCATGCCTTGCGATGATGCTGAATCGGCTGTCGCTAGCCGGCACGTTACCAGCGTCACCTTCATTGTTCTTGCGCAGCCAGATATTGATGTCGTGAATCGAGTTGCTTGTGTTCACAAACTGGACAGAGTAAGTGACGCTGTAAACGCCTGCCCTAGAAAAGGTGACTCGTGAGCCAGAAACAATGCTTATCCCACGGCTATCAGCATCCGTTGAATTGATGCCAACTGAATAGGCAGTGTTGGCAGCCGCTGCAATCTGCTGAGTCGTGTCGTAAAACGATCCCCACAGCATTTGGTTGCGGACTGTATCAAGACCACTTGTGAACGGATTGAGCTTAAAGGCCATTGCTCAGCTCCGAACAACGGTAAGCAGATTATTGTTGCCGTCGTAGGTCATTGTCAGCACTGCTACGGTTTTGCCGCTTGTGCCGCCACGTTTGTACGTTGCAGTCAGCAAGTTGTTCGCACCGTCGTATGTATTGACAATGCAATCATGCGTTGGGACCTCAAGCCCTTCACGGCTTACCGCGTCACCGCCACCGGGGAGAACGTAAGCCATCAGATCCTGTAAGCGATGATTTTGCCGCTAGCCAGCGTGACGCTGGTAAACACGCCGTCGATGAAATCACCCTTGCCAAGAGGGACCGACGTGAACGCATTGCCAGTTGCATTCTGCACCGTAGCCGTGCTGATCACAGCATCGGCAACGGCATAGAGTTTATAAAACCTGCCGGTATGAGCTGCCGTATCGGTGATGTACTCAAAGCCAATGCTGTAGTCGTCCATGGTCAGCTCCGGCGGATTGAAACGTTACCAGGTCCACTGATTCTAAGCCCTGTCAGGTATCGCTCCATGATCGGCGGCACCTTGTCAGCACCGACGGCGCCGTAGCCAAGGTTAGGCGTCACGTCAAGGCTGCCGATCTTGACGTTTTTGTAGTCCTCAAGTCCGCTAAGGCCAAGCCCATCCGGGTTGTTGTGCAGGTACGTTGCCAGCACCACCTGCGCGTACTGAATCTGCGTAGGGATCTCGGTGTCGGTGAAGTAGTCCGTCGTGATGCGGAACGGAAACCCCACCGCATAGGTGTTGATGTAGGTATCCGGCTTGCGCACGCCTGTACGCGGCCACTGCAGTGCCTGCGTATCGGTCGCCCGTGCGCCAAGGAATCGCTCGCGGTCTAGCCGTTGCGTCGCGGTAAACAGCGCCCGGTTCTTCTGGTCAGTGGTAGCCGATGCCCATGCGGTCACATCAGCATCCTGCACAAAACCGTCAATGATCGCCTGCGCTGCTGCCAGCGTCAGGTAACTGTTTGCGTCGGCCGCGCCTGGCGTGGCCACGATTGTGATTGCCATCGTCAGGCTCCGTTAAATCCAGTGTAGGAGTTGGCTCTGGCATAGAAAGAGAGGCCACCTCCGCAGAGGCAGCCTCCTTTTCACGCAGTCGCCGGAAAGCGAACAGCCCCATCAGATGCGCTTAAGCAGCACGCTGAGGATCACACCAGCCAGGGTGGTGGTGGTGCCGGTGACGTCAAGAGACAGGCGGTCGCCAGCCTCTAGGGTCAGGTTGGCGGTGGTGCTGGTCAGTTCACCAGAATCAGCAGCATCGAACTTCTGCTCAGTCAGAGCAGTGCCTTTGAAGTCGATTTTGGTAGTGCCAAGCAGGTCATCGCCAGCAGTGGCAGCTTCGGTGCCTTGGCAGCGACGGATCGTGCCAGTAACAGCCGAACCATCGTTGCCGGCGGTGGCATGCACCTCACGGATGCTGACCACTTGGCACTTCACCGGAGCGGTGAAGAACTGGACATCAGCCACCGAGGAGGCGATGTAGTGGTCAGCAACGATGTACTGCTCTGTGGACAGTTCAAACTGGGAAGGTTGTGCCATGGTTAGTTACCTCAATCGAAGTTGGAGGTGTTGGTGGCACGCACGATGCCGAGGTTCTTCAGCTCGTACACCCTCGACCAGTTGCCAACCGTTTCCAGTTGAGCGCGGGTCGGGTTGGTGGTGGTGACGCCCCACTTGGCACCAACAGGGTGGTAGCAGTAGTGCAGGTCGATCGACATGGCATCGCTCTTGGCGAGGATGTCACGGTCGGTTTCGGTCTGCATTGCGAGCTGTTCGCCGGAGGCAACAGCACCCTGGGTGAAGAAGTAGGTGGCATACTCAGTCGAGCTGCCGCTACCGTCGGTCTGGACATCATCCGAAACAATTACCCTGAGCCCCATATATGTGGGAACTGTGGGATTGCCGTAAGCGCCAGCAATGCTGCCGCCGACGAAGTCAGTGACGCTAGAGGTCAGACGTGCGTCTGTCTCGGTCACATAGTCGATTGCCTTGCGCTCGACTAAGTCGTAGTACACCTTGCTGTGCATAGCAACAGCGGCCAGCTTGTCACCTTGATCGCCCAGCAAGCTGCGGGCTTCGGCAACGTGACGGGGGCTCAGCGTGGTGGGGGTATCACCAGACTCGCCGTCAATGGTCAGGCCAAAGAAAGCAGCAGAGCTGGAGGTAGAACCAATGCTGCCGAACACGCCGGCCAGGCAGGACAGCAGGTCCTTTTGACGCTGGTTGGCAACGTAGTCAGCGATCTTGGCGCCGATGGCGGCCATGGGATCGGCACCAGCAGCCAGGGCTGCCAGGTCACGAGCCTCAAAAGCACGGCCACGGTGCAGGATGACGCCGACCTGCT